GACGTCTCCTTGACGATATAGATCTGCTTGTTTCATAATCTCTGTTATGCCCCCTAGTCTATCTTGCATAGCTGTTTTTCTAGCATCTTCCATTGTGTTTTCTGATGGAATAGATAAACCACCTTCATAGAATCCTGCTCTTCCACCTTGAGCCATGATGTCAATATTTTTAGTTTCTTTAGCTCCTAAGAAAGGATATTTAATTCTGATTTCTTCTAATGCTTTACCAGTTGGATCTCTGAATGCTTCTCTAACTTCTGTTCTAATAGCATCCATATCAAATCCTTTGCCTCTCATTTGTTCTATTGAATCATCAGCTGGGTTTTTAGCTGTATATAATCCTGCTAGTGCTGATGCACCTACGATACCAGCCATTGCAGCTGTGTCCATTCCCATTCCTTTTAAAAAGTTATGGAAAGCATTTCCTTTGTTACCAGCTTCTATAATTTTTTCACCACCTTTTGTATAATCTCCTTGATTTGTGGATTCTTCGAGAATTGATTTTGTTTCATCAACTTTTTTTCCTCCGCCGCCTCCGCCGCCAAACCAATCATCAAAAAATCTTTCATTCGTTCCAATAGGTTTACTAAATCCTCCTCTGAATCCTTCCATTCCTCCTCTGAATGCTCCTGCTCCACCACCATATCCTCCGGTCATTGAAAAAGGATTACCCTGTAGTTCAGCTCCACCCATATATCTTGCAGCTTGACCCATACCATAATTCATTAACCCTGATTTTAAACCTTTACTTATACTTCCATGTCTATCAAACCCACCAACACCTGACATTACTCCTGCAAGTGCAGGATTGAATGGTGCAACAAAAGGTGCTGCAACTTCTGCAACTTTTGCAACTTCATTCGGTATTAATTTTCTAATTCTTTTTTTTATACTTCCAAAAGCATAACGTCTTCTACCACCAACATCCATGATGCCACCATAAGCTGCCATCTGTCTATTAGGCATAGGTTGTGCAGAACTCATTTGGCCTTCCGCCATAACTTGTTCTATAAACTGTTGGAAAGACATTGGTTCTAATCCTTGTTCTTGCATTTCAAATACATATTTCTTGTATTCTTCTTTTAGTTGAGCTACCATTTGCTCTTGTCTAGGGTCTTGAGGTCCCTCATTACCTTCATATTTTATAGAAGGTGCTCCTGTTTCTAATGTATCTGATATTTGTATATCTGTTATTGCCATAATTTTGTCTTATTTTAATGTTGAAGCAGGGTATATTTCCTGATCTTATACTTTACTTTGTTTTTGCGAACAAATCAAGGGCTGGCATTATAACTTTTACATCCCTTCGAATGTCCTTTTCATCAATGCCTTGAGCCTTCCATTCCTCCTCGGTGTTATATTTTTCTCCTGTTTTAAGATTAGAAATAGTGGTTATTATTTCTTTGGGTTCTATTGTTTTCATTATGTGGTTATCTCCTTTTTAATGTTTAGGTAGCTAATAGCTACATCAAATGACGCTACATTACTCGCCTGAACTGTCAAAGTAGTACCTCCTTCTACCACCATTGGAACTGTTAATAATTCAGTAGTAGTATCAGCTGTTAATGCTGCTGATTTAATAGCTGTTATTGAGTTGTTTAATACTGTAACTGTAGGTGTTGAAGCAGATGTTACTTTAATAGATTTAATTATATAGGTCTCAGTGACTAAAGGATTTTGAACACTATCTGTTGTACCAAACATTGTGAGTGCAGCTCCCCCTGTATCATTATCTACACCGTAGAATTTATATTGATTTACAACTGCCATTATTCCATAAAGAAGCTTCTAGCTTCTATCTCCTGTTTTAATTCTTCTTGAAATGTAGTATTTAATTTTTCTAATACAGCATCTAAATCTCTTACCAAAGACTGAGCGACATCCTGTCTGTAGTCTTCACTAGCTCGGGTCAATGTTTGTACTATCTTAGCCATTATGTATATAACTGTGAAATGTAGTCTCTAATTTGTGGATCTAAAGTTCCTTGATCTTGTCGATAAGGATTATCTACTCTAAATCTTTGAGACCAATCTTGCATATTACCGGTGGATGTATCTATATCTAAACCATCTTCCTCCATTACATTCTGAGCATAAAGATCATCCCAGTTATATAGAGATGGAATGTATGGTTTGTCTCCTCTATTAGGACCACTAAATGGATTGTTTTGAGTTGGATTGTATCCCATATCTTCTCTTGGACCCATAGAAGAATCCCAACCAGTGCCAAATTTACCAAAAACATCTTTTATTCCTCTGATACCCATACCAATTAATCCACCACTCGTAATATAATTTTTTATACCTGTTCCTACTCTTCCTAAAAAACCTTTTGGTGTAGGAGTGTGCCCAGTGCTTGTACTCCTTCCTGGAGGTGCTCCCAACATTGAAATCTGTGCTTTTATTTGATCTTGAATATGACGTGCTTTTCCATCGTCGTCACCTCTGAATCCACCAGTTGAAGTTGTTCCAGGAGATTTTCCGCCTGGTCCGCCCCAGCCGCCACCGCCGCCATGACCACCTCTACTACCAGTGCTTCCACCTGTACCACCAAAAGCAAGAGCAAGTCTCATGATTCCTCCAAGATTTGCTTGTATTCTACTTCCATAAGTATCGGTCCAGTCTCTTGCGATCTCTGGTTCGTTGGCCCATAGGTATCTTCTTTGCTTCTCTGATTTGAAAGGCATTATCGTCTTCCTCCTGCATGTACATCTAACCTAAATGTGCCTAATTTCCAATTAGAATCTACTGCAGTATTAGATATTTTCACTGCAACCGCTCTGCCTCTAGCTCTACAAGATTTATACTGGGTAGAAGATGTAATGGTGAATGGTCCTAGTGATGAACTAGCTGCTGTGTCATTTGGAAAATCTCTTAAGTCTAATTCAACAATAGTATTCCCTGCCTGAGTTAGAAAGTCTGGCAAAAATCTACTTACTCTCATTATATATTCCCCATCTCCTCTAAAAGTAATTCCCTGTTTTTGATCTTGAGTAATGTCAAAATCTCCCGATAATATATTAGCAGGAATAGCTGCTGTTGTTCCTATTTGAACTTGATTAACTCCTGTTTCATGCTCATAGTAATAAGTAACTCCATCACTGTTTCCAGTCACATCAAAAGATGTATCTGTATCGGCATCATAATTAGCGGCATGAGGTAAACCAAAAATAGATGAGTCGATCCACGCCGTTCTTGGAAAAAGAGAATTAGCATTTGTGTACCAAATAGGTCTATTGATTGTTGAATCTAAATAACTGTATATGACACATCTATTATTAACATTAGAATCTGAAGTAGGATAGAACCACAATACTTCCCCAAACAAGTTATTTAATCCACAATAAATCATTTGATTAGAAGTTTTATTTAAATCATCATAAACATAGTCTTCTACTAAACAGTCTAAGGATTCTAGCTTACCTGTAAATCTAAAGAAACCATTTTCAGACATCCAGTACGCAGCACCATCAACCTCAATCGATGCATTTTTTCCAATCAATCCACAATTGGTCCCTACTTGCTCATAGGCAAAAGTAAAGGGCTGACCTACAAAACGCATGGTAAATAATGAGGTATCTGTCCATACGTAAATTGTATTTCTCCCTAACTTAGCTCCCATGATCCGTGAGCCGGCAGCCAATCTTTGTGTGCCAGCGCTATTGATTGCAGTAGGTGTCCAAGTGTTGATATCCTCCTGAGAAGAGAATCTTATAAACATATCATCTTGTGTTGATGTTGTTCCAATTGTTGTTTCTGTTCCAAATAAAACTAAGTGACGATCAGGGGTTGATACAATCATATCTCTAGAAGCTGTGGGTGCTCCCGATATGATGGTTGCTCGTGTGGCTGTTGCATTGGATGCATCTGCATCCCATTCAAATACAGCTCCATTACAAATTAAAGCAATAGCCGTAGTACCTAAATTATCTAATGACCATAAACCTGGTTCAGCAACTTTATCAGTTGAAGCTGCTGCTTGGCCCCATGCAGCATAGTCACTATAATTAGTAACCGTGGCTCCATCAGAGTGGGCGGCTCTTGTTGTTCCTCGAGCAGCTCTGCTTATTCCTGTTAGATCACTTCCTGAAACTCCAGTATAAGAAATTTCTTCCGTGCCAACTAAAATATAATTCGTTCCTGTTGTTGGAAATCCAGTTACTGAATCTAAAGTAATACTCGTTCCTGATCCTCCAGTTCCATAAACATTGTCTCCTAAAGCTCCATCTAAAGTGTTTGTTTGAGGATTGGTAACTGTTCCACCAAACTGAGATATACCCCAGCCGTAAACTCCAACTTGATCAGCCGGACCAACGTGGTAGTATCTATAATAAGTTATTCCTCCAGAAGTTGTGGCTCCTGAGTCAGTTTCAGTAGCTCCCGCATTAATAGTAATAGTTGTATTAGTAGGTGCAGATAACACCATAAATTTTTTTTCACAAAAAGTATTATCATCAAAAACAGAATCAGTGATTGAAGAAAAAGTAGAAGCAGCCCCAAATAAAATTATATCTCCAGCAACCATACCATGAGCGGAACTAAAAGTTATTGTAACAGTTGTGTCTCCATTAGTAGTAGTAAATGCACTGGTAATTGCTGTGCCTGATGGATTAGTTAAAGGATGGATATCATAATAAACTCCCCCTGAATAAACATATAAAATTCTATTAGTACCTAAGAGGGCATATTTAATACCTTCTTTATTAACCATATGATGAAGAGCTCGCGTAGGACCTGTTAATTTCTTGTCTCCGAGTGAGGACCAACCCCCTATTTTTTCAGGTGTACCATATCTAAAACGAACATTTTCCCCACCCGTCCATTGAGCTTCTGCTCCTGTGGGCGTTTTTTGTTTATTAAATCCTGGTAAAAATCCTATCTTCTGAAGCATATTATTCCTATTTTAAAGCTACTTTACTAAATTATGCCCAGAAATCAACGTCATATTATTTCATAGTCGGAATATTTTTCTATTATATCTTCTGGTAAATAATCACGTATATCATATTTTTGACGTTTAATTTGATCGATTCTTATTTTGTGGAGATTTTCAATCCCATCCTGATAGTATACATCATTAACATTAAACTGCTTTAACTCATTATAATGTTTTATTTTAAATCCTATAAAGGCACTTAAATCTTTTAAGAACCTATCCGTGTTATTAACTAAATCATCATAGGAAAATATTTTATAATCTTCTTTTTCTTTAATTAAATTTTTAATACTCCATATGTTTTTTCCAGTTATACCCTCTGTGCTCATTAATTCTTCAACATATAAGTGAATATTTTCTTTAGTATAAATACCATTATCAATCTGTAATTTTGCAAAAGATGCAATACATTCAATAACTGGTCTTATTAATATAATAAATTTTGGTTTTTTAATTAATTGTTTTATTATATTTAAGTTATCGGGTGTGCCCCAAGGCGCTCTGTCTATGATTACTTCTGCCTTCCAATCTTTATAATAACTCCCTATAATTGTTTCAATCACATTGTTTAAAGATTGGTGATCGGGAAAATTTTGAAATACATCCTTGTTTTTTAATCCACATAAATAATATAAAATCTCTGGAAGTATAGAATTAGCGGTAACTTTTATATTTTTATTTTGATTAATAATCGAACTAAACAAAGTATTACCAGCTCTAGGTATGCCACATAAAAAAATTATTTTTTTCACTCGTCCTCTTTAAACCAAGGCTCGTCCTTTTTAAACCAAGGAGGTAAGCCTAGATGTGGACGTTTGTCAAACATATTATCCTTAGCTCCCAGTGTTTTTCTATTATGATAGTGAAGAAATACTTGAATACATTCTTTGCCTTTGAATTTCTCTCTCCAGTGTTCTATTTCACAGCCACTATAAACCAGCATATCTCCTGGTTTTAAATTTACTTTCAGACCTTTGTTAGGATTTTTTATAAGTCTTTTAGATTCTTCAACAAAGTCCTCTGCACTAGGTTTGACACTTGATTGTCCTGTCGGATCTAAGAAGATTGGCCAATGATCACCCCCAAGATTCATCGTGGCAGAAATCTCAGCACCAAATCTATCTTTGTGTCTGTGAAGGAGATCCCCTTTTTTATACATTCTTGCGTAGCTATAGTTGGGAGTTAGTTTTAAACCTGTTGTTTTTTCCATAACAGGTTGGATTTTTAACAATAAAGTTTCCATAGCAATATCTGCATAAACTGAATAGGTATTATAGCATTGCTTATCTTCAAAAGTTCCCATCATTCTTTCAAAAGGAGAAAGATACCGGTGCTGTAGCATAGTAATATAAACTTGTTTTTTTATTTTAAAATAATTAGCAAAGAATCCAGCTAAATCTTTTGATATAGCTTGACGAACAATTGTATATTTTTTACTTTTAAAACTCATGAGTATTCAATATTTCCACTTACAATTAGTTTTTTATTATCTCTCGCTGGAACAGATTCATGTGGCAATGCACCAAAAAATATTACACATTTTCCAGGTACCGGTTTTGAATCAAGATAGCGATCATAATAAACATAGGGATAACCTAAATTGTAGAATCTAGTGGCTCCTGAGTTACGACCTCCATCAATATACAGAACAAAAGAATAAGCACTCTTTTTAATCTCGTGTACATGAATGTTATGGTAATCTGCTATTCCATATTTTTGAATCCATACTTCTTTAAAAATATGTTTTTTCTTATCCAAAAGTTTTCCTACTTCGGTAACGTACATGTGTAAATAATTTTGTATTTCATTTCTTAAATCTTCTGGTAAAGCTTCATAAAAAGTTGTGTTTAAATCGTTATATCTCTTCACTGAATATCTTTTTATTTTGTTAAATAATTTTTTATCTATATTTAAATTTGCATAAAATATATCTTGAACAAAAGAGGTATGTGTTATCTTAAACATCTTTAGCCATTTGTTTTGGAACTGCTTGTATATTCCAATGGATAAATCTAAAAGGTGTTTTACCATAATCTACACTGTACTCATGCTCCATATAACCTGGAAATATAATTAAAGTGCCAGGTTGAGGTCTATAATGAACTAGATCATGCCCTGGCCAAATACCTTTAAGATCTGGTTTCATATGTAATTTAGTTGCTCGTGCTCCTGTTTTAGGCTCATGAAAAACAGGCATAGAAGTGTCTGGTCCACATTTTAAAAAATAAAAACCTGACACATGTTGGTTCCAATGTACATGAGGTGAATGATGTCCTCCTCCTTTTTTAGCAAACTCTTGCACCCACATTTCAGAAAACAATGTTGTGTATTTATGCATATCATATCCCATATTATCTAAAAACTCCCAAGACTTATTGCCAATATATTCTCTAAAATCTAAAAAATTATTATCCTGTAATAAGGTTGTTGAATGATAGCTCGTTCCAAAGTCACCATAATATTTTATATAATCTTTATTTCTTTTCTTTGCTTCAATAATATATTTATTGGAAGCCTTATTAAGACTTTTTATATATTCTGGTCTGTGTTCTGCCCAAATAGGTGTAGAAAAATAATTATGTTTTTCCATGTTATCCTATCGTCCGTTTCATTTCTGGTACGGGAAATTTTACTTGCTCTGTATCCCGTCTATAAATTTGATGGATAAAAGATACTAAAGTCAATCTACCCTCTGAGACATCTTTATCAAAAAAACCATCCCCTGAATGCCATTGATGTCCATCATAAAGAACTAATCTATTAAAACAACTGTCGATCTGTAAACTTTTTTCAAATCTTGAATTATTTTTCTGTAAAGCATTATAAAATTTTTTATCAAATTTTTTATTATTGAGATAATAATCTGTTCTGATGTTATTAGCTTCTACATCTATGGATCTATGAAAAAATTTTGGTTTATAAATAGAAGTCCCACATCCTTTATGCTGTGATAAATATATTACAGAAGATAGTTGAGTAGTTGTATCTTTATGAATCCATCCTTCTTTAACATCTTCCCCATAATCAACAAGTTGAAAAAATAGGGATGCCTCCCAAAATAACTGATTATAGGTGTCAGGATATATAAGACGCATTATTTTAGTCGTTGCAAATTGAAAAAAGTCTTTGTCAATATGAAATATACTCTTTGTGCGTTTTCCTGGCCATATGCCCTCGGGATCTTTTTTATAATCTAAACCCGATGCAAACTTAACTACTTTATAAGGATCATCAAAAAAATTATCTACTGTATAAGTTGGAAATAACATTATTTAAATGGATAGCCTAGATGCCACACGACTAAACTATATCTTGTTCCTTTCGTTACCGGTTTAACTCTATGCCAAATAGATGAAGGAAATACAACAATAGAACCTTTAGGCAATATTTCTTTACATTGTATTTTATGTTTGGCTTCATCGCGCATATGAGGGGGATAGTTTTTAAAATCAAATTCTAGCTCTCCGCCTTCATATTCTGATCCATCTGTTAATTGGCAAGTCATAGATAATTTTCTAATTCTTCCTGTTTGAGGATGGTCCTTACCTTTTTCATATGGTTTATCATACGAATCAAAATGCCAATCATAATATTGATTTAATTTATATTTAGTAAATTGACATGACTCTGATCTATCCCATTGAAAATTCCAACCAGCATTGTTATTTGCTTTATGTACATAAGGATGTATTTCTTTATATATCCACCTATCATCTAACCAAACTATGTCAGAATGTCTTTTTCTTTTTAAATTTTTAATTCCATCTGCAGTTAATTCCTTATCAGTAAAACTACCTGTTCGTGCTAATTTATCTTGGTGAGATAAACCATATTTAATTACTTCATCACAAAATCTAGGAGTTAAAGCACTCTTAAAATACCAATAATAATAGTTTAAGTTCATTTTTTTTTTAAATAAGTTATAAATAATATAGAATTTAATTGTTCTGATCTATTTTTATCAATGTGATATTTTAAAGTTGAAGGGAAAAGAACAAAATCATTGTTATTTAAATTCATCTCTTTTACACAACCTTTAATTCTATTATTATTATATTCAATTATGATTCTACAAGAATCTTTTCCAACATTTACTCCATATAAACAAACGTAATCTGGAGATTCTGTTGGATTCATAGGATTCATATGGTTCATAGGTTTAGAACGCTCATGGGGAAAATAAAAATCTGATTCAGTACCAAGCTCCTGTAAAATAATATTATGTTTAATAAAAATATGTTCCCTAATATAAGCTCGTAATTTATCTAATTCTCTTGAAAAAGGAGTTTCCTTAATTTCTTCAGTGACCCCCTCTTGTAACATATGATGAAATATTGTTTTTCGATCAATCTCAAAATACTCAGGCATTTTAATTTGACCATGATAAATAGCTATCTCAGATAGTAGAATCTTTCTCATTATAAATTAGTTATGTGAAATAGTACTATAGGACTGTGTTTTCGTCAACAAAAACCCAACCTTGGGTATTATCTGCTTGATGAGCGGATTCGCTCCATTCATACCATTTAGGGCATTTGTCAGCGTCAAATAAAATTTTATTTTCTGCCTCTTGTTCAGCCGTTAAGGCTGGGGGATCCCCGAGAGGTGATTCCCATTTGGCTGTTGAAGTATTTTTTACCCAAGAACCATATGGTTGTGGTTCCCAAAAAATTTGATTTGTCGCATCCCATATAAAGCTTATGCCAGCATAGTTTCCTCTAAATGCTTTTGATTGATCATCAGATAAAACAGATAGACCTTCTTCGTTAGTGCTATAATATTGATTACCACGTGTATTGTAAGAAGTTTTAATCCAAAGATGAGCTGGCCAATTATTATGTTGTTCAAGATATGCTTGACCAATAGATTCAGTTTCAGTGCCTTCTTCGTCTTTACAATCTTTATCAGCAAGTGTTAAGACTTGTAAAACAACATTTTCTTCAGAAATTTTTGCAAAATGTGCCATGATATTAAGATTGATATTTGTATCGTATCACTACGACTCCACTTCCTCCAGCACCTCCAGGATAGTTATCGCTATATCCACCTGAGCCGCCGCCTCCGCCGCCGCTATTAGCTTGAGCAGAAGCACCAGCATTTTTTCCACCGTTAGCTGCACCTCCGCCGCCGCCTAGGCCACCAGCTGGTTCTCCGCCGCCGCCTCCGCCGCCGCCTTTAGTTATTCCACCTGTAATAATTTCTGTTGTAGCTGCTTGACCACCTGGACCACCATTTTTAGCTCTTGGTGGACCACCTGTTGCATTAGTACCAGTGTTAGTAGCGCCTCCGCCACCTCCACCTGATGAAGTTGCTCCAGCACCACTACCGCCAGTATTTCCTTGTGGGGGACTTGTAGGAGGAGTATTTCCTGTTCCTCCTGGACGTCCCATACCACCGCCGTGGTCAGCTGATCCGCCGCCACCGCCTGAGCCGCCATCTAATCCTGCTTCTTTTCCTTTTGATCCTCCGCCACCGCCGGCTGAAGTTATTGGAAATGCGCTTGAAGCTGATCCACATCCACCGTCACCGGTTCCTGGACTTGAAGCGCCACCTGCGCCAACTGTAATTGGATAACCTGTTGCTGAAACTGCTACGGCACAACCACCTGCAAGTGGACTTGCTGTGTAGCAACCTGCTGCTGCACTAGGGGATTCTCTAAATCCTCCTGCGCCGCCTCCTCCGCCACCATATCTACGAGATCCTCCACCGCCAGCTCCACCCGCCACTACGAGCCAAGTTACACTGTTAGAACCATCTTCATCTCCTGCGCATGATACGCAAAAGGTTCCGGGACTATTAAATGTGTGCATTTTATAAGCACCACAAGTGGTTATACAACCTCCTGTAGCTGTTACGAATTTTGCACCCGCACCTCCAGCTCCAAAGCCTAATACTTGATAACCAAAACCTTTAGTTTTTGGTCTAATTGTTCTTTTCTTGTCTCCTTTTATATTAGGAAAGGATCCTAGTTTTATATCTCTCATATTTATTCCTCTTATGCGTCGTTCGCTAAATCCGTAGTGAAGAATAATCTAATTCCTAATACTCTTGCATCACCCGTAAAGGTATCACTACCATCGGCTGCATCTCTATATAATTGGAAGTATGTTTGTTCTCCGACTGCGGCTGCTGTAATTGTTACTGCGCCACTTTCTGAGGTAATTTGTTGATCTTCAACTGTTCCTATACCTGCATCTGTGACTTCTACACCTGTTCCATAAGCAACGTCAAGAGTATCACTGTCGCCACATGAAACTCCTTGTAAACCAAAAATACAATCTCCTGTATCAGTATTACTAGGCGTCCAATAAACTTGGTAAGTTACGGTTCCTGCGTTCCATGATTTAGGAAACGCAATTGAAAATTGTGCATATTCAGCTGTGCTAGCATCAAAATCTAAAACTTTCATATCTGGTCTAGTAGCTGTTGTTTCAACTTGCTGTGCATCAGCACCATTAGTATCTGATCCATACATAGCAGAAGCTGGAATCCACATAGTTTCTTTTCCTGCAATTTTAACTGCAGCAACTGTTCCACCAGCGTCTTCAGCTTGAATAACTCCAGTTCCTTTTGTTTGTAAAGCAATACCTATATTTGAATCATCCCCTGATGCTGTAAGTGTTGGGTTATTACCTGTAGCAGCATTAGCTAATGTAATTTCATTAACAGCAGAACTTGTAGCTGTTAAAAGAGCTAATTGAAGTCCATTTGTATCTAAAATGGAAGTTCCAATTTTAGGAGATGTTAAAGTTTTGTTTGTTAAAGTTTGTGTACCAGCAGTAGTAACAAATCCTAAATCAATAATGTTTGGATTACTTCCTGATCCTGTACCATAAAGTATTTTAGAAGATGTATCACCACCTGTAAATGCAACACTAGATCCTGTACCACTCACATATTTAAATGTAACAGCTTGAGAACCTGTTGTAGAATTTTTAAGGACATACATTTGTTGTACGTCAATTGGAATAGTTACATTTCTTGCACCTGTAAGTGCACCTGTTAAATCTATTACTCTGTGAGCAAGAGTTGCTCCAGTTGAACCATCAGAAACTGAAAGATCTGTATCTCCAGAATCAGAGACTGCTTGAGTAGTATAACCACCAGCAAATTGTTCGATGATTTCTAAGTTTGTATTGGTTTTTGTTCCCCATGTACCGGCGTTCTCACCAGTTGCCATTTTTTCAACACCTAATGGTGTATATGTTGAAGCCATAATTTATCTCCTGCTTAAGTTGTTATTTTTAATTTGTTTTATACATAATGTCAATAACATATATTTCTTATGGTGGAGTAACTTTACTCCAACTACCGCCTTGTGTAGCTGTTTTTTTACTCCAACTACCACCCTGGCTTGGAGTTACTTTTTCCCATGCTATTGGACCACCAATCTGTCCTAGACTAATAGTAGCAGAAATACCAGTTAATCCTATAGACATTTCTGTCGGAGAAATTGATCCTACTCCAGTAGTTGCTACTCCTGCAGTTGATAATCCTATAGCCATTTCTGTTGGAGAAATAGATCCAACTGCACTCGTTGCTCCTACTCCACTTATATCAAATATTTGTGCATCACTAACATCTACCGATCCTACAGAAGAAGTAGCATCTACTCCTGTTAATCCCACTGCATCTGCTGGTGCAATCGCACCGACTGAAGCCGTAGCGCCTTGACCACTTAAACCTATTACCATTTCAGTTGGTGCAATTGCTCCTACTGAAGATGTTGCTCCTACTCCACTTAACGAAACCGTTGGTGATAATATAATAGTTGGTGTACCTAGACTTGAAGTAGCACCTACTCCTGTTAAACCCATTACGTCTGCTGGTGCTAAATAATACTCACCACCCCAACCAGTTGAGTCAGATCCCCAAGTTTGATATCCCCATCCTACATTTGGAAGAGATGCTGTAAGACCATCAGGAGCTGTTATTTCTAAAGTTAATCCCGATTCACCCCAGTTTTCTACACCCCAATCATTATCACCCCATCCTGCATTTATTTCAGTTGTGACTGTTGCAGTTCCTAAAGAAGAAGTTAATCCAAAACCAGTTTCAATAATAATGTTTGGATCATAACTATCGCCCCATGGTTCTTCACCATAAGCATCACGACCCCATCCTTGTTCAGCATAAGCTACTAAATCGCCAAGAGATGTTGTTGCTGATAGACCAGTAAGTTCTGCTGAATTATTATCTTGTTCACCCCAAAGACCTTGCCCCCAGGTTGTGCCGGTTCTGTTCCAAGTATTAGCCATAAGGACTTACTCCCTATGCTATACGAATTATCGCTGTAGTTGCTGCTGCTGCAGGGAATTGAATTGTAAATGTTCCACTAGATACAGTTTTATCACCACCAAATGCTACTGCACAAACTGATGCGTCTGTAGAATGTGAATCATTAAAAATTAAACATCCGTTAGCTGTGAAAGAAGCTGATGTCCAAGAAACATCTGCAAAATCGCAAACTGCAGTTGAAGAATCTAAAGTTGGTGTAACACTTGTTAATGCTTTTCCTTTAGCACTATAAGCTGATCCAGAAGTATTTGTTATTTCCGCTGTATCTGAATAAGCTGTTGTACTCGCTCCTAAAGTTGCAGAGCTAGTATATAAGGCTAAATTAAAAGTATTTCCAGTAGTAGTTGTAAAATTATGTTCTGCTTCTAAGATTTCTTGCTTAAAGCTATTACAAATTGCCGATGTTATTGCCATAGTTTATCTCCTAATTACTGATTCGCAGATTCAATTGGTATACGGATAGTACCGTCTGTATAATCATCTCGTCTACGTCTCCCAATTTGCACTCCTGCAAATTTTTGTAGTTCAGTTTTATACTTATTTTCATATAGTGTCAACATATCCATTGGACCTTTTAAATAACTATAAGCCTCCACCAGGGAAGCATAAAGTAGCCCTTGTGGAAAGTATTTACTTATGTAAGTTCCACTTGTAGCAGTTCCTAATCCTGTTGGCACTATATTTCCATGTATATTTATTAAATAATTAGCATCAGGTGTAGGAGCCATTATAATATTTCCTGATGTAGTTGAGCCAGTTCCAGTCGCTCCTCCAAACATAGCATAATATTTAGGTAACCCTGTAGTATCTTGCCCTGTAGATCCACCTTCAGGACCAGTTAATTCTCCCACATATTCACTTATCAAAGTTCTATCTCTTTTTTGAAGCCAATAGGTTCTACCTGTTCTAGAAGAAGTAGAATTAAAAAGTTCAATACCTCTTACAAAAACCATACCTGCAGGAACTCTAACAGTTTGAACATCTGCGGCTAAGGTTCCTTCATACTCCACTCTATCTGAATCCATAGGAACATCATAAAAAATTCTATATTCTGCATTTTCTATAAATCTGCCTAGAAGAGCACCACTAAAAACAGTACTATCTACTTCAGTATAACTTCTAATGTCCGATTCTAATTCTGAAAGTGTATATCCAGCCATAATTATTCTCTATCATTCACGGGTCCAATTGTACACAGAAAACCGCCTCCTGTATCAGTACTACTTGCATTTGAAACAAGAGGTACTGTTAAAGAATTATATTGAGTTTCGGTTGATGGTTGACCTACTGTATTAACTGTTGTTGCAACTGCTGTTGCTAAATATGAACCAAAAACTTTTGCACCGCTTGAATGAGTTCCCGCTGTAGTATTAGTGGGAGTTACTCCTTTATAAGGAGCGGCTGTACCCCTAGTACACCCAGTTAAATCATTACTTGATTTTCCAGTATACTTAATAGTTTCATTAAAATATTGTCCATAAGTAGAAGAACTTGAATCCTGATCCACTTTTTCTATTACAATATATCCAGAGCTTGGAAACTCACTTGCATCCGTCAAAGTAACAGTAGTAGCAGAATCAGATATATCCCCGTTTAAAGTAGTCTCTAATTCTAACGTTGTTATTGCAACACCGCCCACGGGACTTTTAACTTCTCTAAATCTTACATAAGTTGTTCCAGCATTAAAACCATTACTTGGAAAAGAAATACTTAAGGTTGTTGAAGAAGCTGTGGTTGTAAATGGATTATATGGTAAAAGATCTTCTGTTGCAAATTCTGTTCGTGCAGGTTTAGCATGTTCTAAAGCTTGTGGATCTGCACCGTGTGGTCTTGGTGAAACTTGTGGTTGCTTAGGTTCATATTCAGAATTATGTACCCATGCACCAGTCCATTCTTGAACCATTTCTCTGTATGGAAATGCGGCTCCAGAACGATCTGAAATCATTAATGAATATCTACCTCTAGAAAATTTTCCCATTATATATTTGGATAATAAGTTTTCGGTGTAATATACGTACTCGCTGCTGATCCATCCTCCGCTAAAGCTCTTGCTAATTCATCTTCATAAAATAATTTTAATTCTTGTGTTCTTTGTGGTGCATATTTTTGAGATAAATAAAATGATAAACCAGCAACCATAGAAGGAACAAATCTATAAGGAGCATCAGTTGCATTTGTATAAGCTCCTACGTCTTGAATTCTTTTAACAAAATAAATGTGCATATCTTTAGATGCAGCTGTAGAATTAGGTGTTGGGTAAATTGTAATTGTAGTCTTATCTACAAATCTTTGTACCCAGAATTGACTGGGAGTTCCTTTAGTTAATTTGTTAGAAAAAGCTGCATAAGTTGATCTTGCAACTTTTGTCATAGGTAAATCAGTTTGATCAGTTTCAGTTCTATCAGTTCTATATTGAGCAGATAAAACATCAGATAATCCATAAGTAGAAGCACCAGAAGTTCCACCTACTGTAGTAGAAGATGTTCCATCATCTGATGATCTATAGAAAGTATACTCTGCTTGACCTTCAATTAAATCAACATTGGTATCACCCACTTCCCAAAAGTGGATTCCTCTATTACCCCATTCTTGAAATAAAATATTTAATGATCTTCGTGCGCTATGTATTTGATGACCCGCAGAACCAACAAGACCTATTCTCTCATAAGCTTCTGAGATTATATCATCAATCGCAAAATTCTTTTCAAATGTATATGAGCCAGATGTTGTGTTTGCCATCTAAACTCCTATCCATAATAAACAGTAACATGTGTAGTTATAGCATTTATAACTTTAAGTTTTGTTCCACATCTAATTCCTGTTCCTGGTAACATAATAACACCTGAAACAGATTTACTGTCTCCTGCGTCTGAATCATTTGTTCTTGGAACATCTACTACCCATATTGCTGTCGTATCATCATAAACCGTAATAGTTCCGGCTGCTACGTTATAAGGTTGTACCCAAGAAACTCCTAAAATTCTTGCAGGACCATCAAACACTGTAGTAGTTGTTGCGGTCGTTATGTTCGCTGTTTTTATATCCACTGGATATGTACTCATATTTTCTCCTTAAGTGTAAGCTCCCGAAGGAGCTCACATTATTTTATTAACTTAGGTTTCTATTTTGAAGGTATTGAACCGTCAAAACACCAGTGCCACTACCGCCGGCAACAGAGTCATAATAGATAGTAACATCAGATGTACCAATGTCTTTCCAATTTCCTTCTGTTCCAGTATAAGCTGCAGTTACTCTGTGATTTCCAACAACCGTAGCTGGTAAACCATCACAATACAGATCAGCATCATCTGAAGTACCAATGTCCAGTGTGTTAGTCCCACCATCCCAAGCAGTTTGTATCAAAACATAAAAATTAATGATTTGGCTGTTTGCTGGGATAATAATAGAGCTAGCTGTGTTTGCCGCAAGTTCAGTAATCGCCGCTGATTGAGCGCATACTAATGTACCAATATTAGCTGACGATCCTTGTCTTATTGTTCCGGATTTTACTGGTCCGGAAAATGTAGTTGTACCCATAATATTCCTCCTAGAATATTTAAATGTAGTCCCTAGGGGATAGTCGACTATACGCGTCTACATTTAAGTTTTGTTAAATTTGTATAGTGATTTATTTATATAGTAGATTTATATAGAGTGCAAGAGGTCCTTGCAGAAATACGTTATTTCAGCGATGTGGCGTTTATCTAAGTAGCCACAGAAACTTGGGCGGCAGCATTATCAATTGCATTTTCTCTATCTGCAATCTTACGTTCCTCGGCTTTAATCTCAGTGATAACATTTTTAATAGCGTTATCAATTTCGACCATATTGAGAGTATATTTACCACTTTGCTCATACTCCAACTGCCACTTCAACTCCAAGGACCGTTTTTCTTTGTACAGCTCTTGTACCATCAACAACCTCCTCATAGGTTATTCTGTGGGGACTGTCTTTAAACATTCCCGTTGATTCCCACTTTATACTCTTTTCTCCAATTTTGTCAAGGATAGAGTTTTCAATAGATTCAGCATTATCGTCAGCTCCTACTTCAAAAGAAGCATAGTGATCGTAAGCCCATATTTTTACTAGGAATTTCTTCATTTTCTCACCGTATTTAGAAAATGTGGCGGAACTGTGTCCCGCCACAAATTTAATTTAGATTCTACGCACCTTCAACGCCGTAGATACCTCTATAGTCCGATGCGCCAAAAACGTATCTTTCTCTAGCTTTGTATCTAACGTTACCAGTATCGAAATCACCTTCCATTGAAGTTGTCAATGGAGTTCTCTCAAAGTGTTTCATACCATTAGGAACGTCCGTAATCACATACCATGAATCAGAATCATTTAAGAAATGGTTTACTCTGTATCCTTGAGGAACCATTCCCATAGAGTTGACTGCATTGATGTCATTATCTGCTGTAGCAGTTCTACCTTGAGATTTTAATAATCTCTCAGCATTAAACTGGTTAGCAGATGGGACTATCATCTTCACGCCTCTAGCAGCGATTTTTAAACCTCTTTCATCAGTCATTGCAGCGATATCAATCAGTGCTTGCTCTAATGAAGTTTCGTTTAAATCCGCTTGCGTAGTAAGTGTGTTCGAACAAGCCCCAGCTATAGTAGTGTGGTTTGTTGAGAACAAAGAAACAGTATCACCAGTTTTAAATGTTGCTACCGAAGGTAGACCATTATTTAAAGGTGAAGCTGCTTTTACTTGTTTAGCGTTTGACATAGATCTTGCTAATGCTTTTGTATATCTAGAAGCTAGTCTATCGTAGAGATTATCTTCGATAGCTTCTTCTGTGATTGCGAAAGCAAGCGCGATCGTTTCCATTGTGTAACGAGCAGTGTAAGTCTCTTGAGCGTAATCATAATTCACTCCTTGACCTTCTGCTTTTACATCAGCGTTAGCGAATCCTGCTAACATTACTTCCTCTTCGAAAGCTCTGTCAGATGATTCGGTTACGTATATTTCGGCAGACTCATTGTCATACCGTTTGTACTCCAGCCCAAATAGTGCATTTAGGCCTGGTTCTAGTTCTTTAACTAGCTGTGCTCTTGATATTGCCATGTCTATATGCTCCTATTACGCGCTATCAACAAACTCATTAAGATTACAAACAACAACAACTTTAGCATAAGCTGCAGTTATGTCTCTGTTTGATGGATCTTCGGCAAGTCTTAATAATCGCCATGAGTAGTTAGTAGCATGTGTAGATCCAATATCCAACGTGTTAGTTGATTTACCTGTGACTGAACTTCCAGCAGCTGCATTCATGTTATATGTTTCCATAAAACCTGCTTGCGTTACTGCTGCGTCTGTAAAAACTTCGTAGTTCTGCCACGGCGCATCATTAACGAACGCTGTGATATCTTCACTGTTAGCCGGAGTAATACTGCCTGCGTAATAGTTATCCCAAGTTGGCTTCAAAGTTGTAGCCGCATTGTAGAAAACACCATTTAGCACGCCGACAGATGAAGTGGTTCCAGTTGTTACCACCGTACCCTCAGTCATATATCCTGCAGCACTAACACACGGAGCGCCATTATAAATAGCAGTTCCGTAGGCAGCGTCAATCTTATAAGCAGATTGACCTTGCGGTGCAGGAGTATTTCCAAGCATACTTGTAGCATTCAAACCGTCACCAGCTGTTGCACTATTTGCCATAGTTATTACTCCTTATGTCTATAATAAATTATAGACGGGTTAATTTAAATCGATGATAAGGAATAGTTAAAAAATTAACTTTTCTTTGTACCACCGAAGGTTACACGAGACTGTCGATCGACATCGATCGGCATACTCTTATGTTGTTCCCTAAGCAAGTCGGTTTCAACCGCTTCGTCTTGACCTTCAGTAAGTTTTTTCTGATAATCAACACGTTGCTGCGCGAGTTCTTCGGGTATCCTAGCCAACAATAGGCCTCCTACTCCAATCACTCCAGCGTATTTGCCTTCAGTAACTACAGGATAATCAGAATCTTTGTATTCATCAGCTCTCACTAATTCATACCCTTCTCTAAGTCTTCCATAAATGTTTTTACTATCTTGGAATCCTACAGATTCAGCTCTGATCCATCTGTGCCTAAAGCCATTAGGCGCTGGTGGTGCATCCAGAGAGGATGGTGGCTTGTACTCTTTTGGACGTTCAGTTTTTGTCCGAGTATCCGCCGCACGAGAAGTTTTTGTGTCTTGTTTTTTCATATGCTTACGCCTCCTTCGTGAGTTTTAATTGTTTTGCATATTCTTCGAGTGGCACACCTAATTTTTTAGCTATTGCTACTTGAGACGATGTGAGTCTCATTGTTTTGCGACCAGTCTTTGCACTTCTATTCGCAGAAGCCACCGACTGAACGGGTCTAGTCGTTTGTCTATCTCCACTATTATCAAATTTATGGGGAAAGTCAACTCTTATACGCTTATCTATTTCCTCATAATATTCATTTGATTTAGGATCATAACCTTCTTTTTCCACTAGATCTTTGTGAATCTCGAACGCAGTAAAAGTCATGGGTCGGTCAGTTCCGAACCATCTATTTTTACCAGCCCAATCTTCAGCCATAGGATCAGCTTGAGGTAATGATTGTGGAGCTTTTTGGGGTAGTTTTCCACCGTCAGAAAGCTGTGCAGGTTTCTCTTCCTGTACAACTTTATGTTGTTGTATTTTCGCATTTTCGAACGCTAATTCGGCAATACGTTTATTTGCTTCGACTTGAGCAGCTGCATCTCCTGTTTCAATGGCTTGCGCTAAACTTTTTTGCGCTGTTTCCATTCCAGTTTTTACATGCTCCTCAACTTTCTTACTATAATCAGAATCAACTTTTTGAAATCTTTCCTGATCAAGTTTTCTTTTTTGCTCTAACGCATTAGCATATTCTACAGCTGCAGCTTCTCTACGTTCTGCTTCTCTCATCTTACGAGTAAGTTTAGCAATACGTGATTGAACACCTTTACTATAGTCTTCTAATTTAGAGTCATCTTCTTTTTGTTCTTTTTTTATTTCTTTTACTGTTTCATCTTTTTTTGTTTCCTGTTCCTGTTCCTGTTCTTGTTCCGGGGCACTTGTTTCCTCTTTAGGAGCTTCCGTCTCAATAACGGCTTCATCCTTTTTTTCTTCAACAGCTACATCTACTTCAGGACCTGAAGTATCAATATCAACTGTTTTTTTCTCATCTATTGGCATAGTTTTCTCCTTCTATGTTTAGTATTTATGCAAGATATCTTCTGGATTCTTGACGGTTGCTAAAATTTCATCTTCATTCAACAACCTAACTTCCCCACCTTCAATTTGTATACGTGATCCTGCATAACGTGCAAAGACCACCCAATCACCAACCTTGCACCAAGGACCATTAGGATAACGTTCTTTATCCCTATAACATTCTGATCCCATTGCTAATACGTTTCCGCATTGTGATGCAATTTGTTGTTTGTCTATAGTTTCATGTGCAAACATGACTCCACCTTTAGATTTTTCATTCATTCTAAATGGAAGAACTAACATTCTCCAACCTGTCGGTTGTGGTAGTTTATCTTTTTCTTTTGTAACTTCTTTTTGAGGTTCGGATTTTTTAACTCCGACTAATTCTTTATTTGGTGTGATTATCTTTGGGCTTTGTGCCGTTGATATTGATGACTGTGCCTTTTGACTCATTTTGCTCCTTATCGTCTAGCAGGTTAGAGAGTTCCTGTTTAGTTGCCTCTAGGGCGTTTATTTGTCCTATTATATACTTGTATGTTTCCATATTGTCAACCCCTCCGGACGTTACAGAGATTGCTAATTGTTTAATTCTATTATCTAAAGCTCTTCTTAACTTGTAGATTACGTTTTCTAAATCCACCATATTATATTACCCCAACTGCTCTTAAGCAATCCGGGCAATTCTTTCTAAATCTTATGTGAGATACACAGTGTTGAACTGTGGATTCTTCTTTTTCTTCAACTACAGGAGTTTCTTCCACAACTACTGATTCTTTTTTCTTCCCGAATAGGAAGTTCCATATTTTCTTTAATAGATTCATTATTTTATTTGGATACCGACTTTTTTGCCTTTAAGAACTGCACCACCGGATTTATAACCCTTATTCAATTCTCTATGAACTCTGCTTATTTCAGCTCTTCTGTTTCTGTTTGAAGGTTCAGCTTCTACACGACCTAGTTCTTCTAATAAATCTGTTCTTCCACCATGTTGGAAACCGGCTCTTCCACCTGTTTTATAATTACCTTTTTGTAGATGTGATAATCGTTTTTTTCTTGCTTTTTCTGTTCCTGGTCCTGTTCTAGTTTGACGTTTTTTTTCCTTTAGTCTCATGATCTCATTTAATCTCTTACTAGATTTCTTATGAAGTTTTAGATTAGTTCCTGGAGGACCGGATTCTTTGAATGTGCCGTGTACTTTAGTTTTCTCCATCTTTGTTTGACCAGTTTGTGGACCTTTTTTTATCTCTCTAAATTTAGTTTTTCCAGGACGTGAAATTAAATTACCGCCCCAT